CATCAGGATTGTATGATAGATGATGTCCTTGTTGATTGTAAGTCCACATCTCCACGAGGGTTTGAAAAGTTTGCGAAAGGAGATTTAGTTAAAGATGATCCCTTTGGTTATATAGCACAGATATCAGCCTATGCTGAAGGTAATGGTGTGGATGAAGCTGCTTTCTTGGCGATCAATAAGCAGAGTGGTGAGATATGTTTATCTCCTGTACACTCATTAGAAATGATTAATGCCGGAGACAGGGTTAAGCATTTGAAATCTATGGTAAAATCTAAAACCCCTCCAGCTAAATGTTATAGTGATGTCAAAGAAGGTGCTTCAGGAAACAAGAGGCTAGGTACATCTTGTATATATTGTAATCATAAAAGAGAATGTTGGAAGGATGCTAACGATGGACATGGGTTGCGTGTATTTAACTATGCCAGAGGGTACAGATATTTAACGAAAGTTTCCAAGGTTCCTGATGTACCAGAGATTACTCATTGGTAGATCATCACTGGATAATATATAGAAAGGAGGAAATATTTACACCCGACCTTAATAAATTTGGGTTCGTTTACTTAATAACCAATCTTAAAAATGGAAAGGGATATATAGGTTGTAAACAATATCTGATGTATCGTAAGATGAAAGAAACAGAATCCAATTGGAAAACATATATGGGTTCTTCTAAATGGTTACTGAAAGATATTGAGAAGATGGGGAAAGAACATTTTAAATTTGAGATCATAGCTGAATACAAAAATAGACGTAGCCTACGATACTATGAGCTATACTATCAAATGAAATTCAATGTTCTTTCCTCCACTCTTGAAGGAACAGACGAACCAGCTTACTATAATTCAAGAGTAGGTGGTAAGTTCTATCGTCCTGTTGAGAGCTATGAAGATCCTGAATATAGAAAGAAAATGTCTAAGATTCATTCTAAAAGACTTACAGATCCTAAACACAGAAAGATAGTAAGTGAGTCTAATAAAAGAAGAGCTAAAGATCCTGAATTTCAAAAGAAAATATCTAGGTCTTTAAAGAAAGCTGCTCGTAATCATAAAAGAGATCCTGTAACGGGAAGATATATAAAAAAAAATGTACAAGCCAAAGAAAAATGAAGAATTATTTATAGATCCTATAGTTCAGTTCGATAGAGAAGTTCCTGAACGTAGATTATATTTGGCTGTTATTCTACAGGCTTTATTAGATGCCACAAATAAAACAAATATTATAGCTAAAGATAAAGCAAAGGCTTGGTTCTTTTGTAGCGTTGGAGTTACTTGTGAAAACTTTGAATTTATATGTGACAGTGCTAATATAGATTGTAATTCTGTACGAGGATTTGCATATGAAGTTATCAATTCAAAACAAAATAAAAATTTTAGATATAGAATATATCAAGTATTATCAGAGAATAAATAGGAGTATATGATGTCGATACGAGACTATCAAGTAGGTGGAGATCATTATAAGAAACTACAAATACAACCTGTTGAATATATTTATGCAAATGAACTTGATTTTCTTGAAGGTAATATAGTAAAGTACGTGACCCGACATAGAACAAAGGGAGAAGGTGCGAAGGATATTAAGAAGGTAATCCATTATGCACAAATGATATTAGAACTTAGATATGGGGATAAAATAAATGCACCTGCCAACTGAATATCAATCCTTTATATATCTATCCCGATATTCAAGATGGATAGAAGAGGAGGGACGTAGAGAAACGTGGCATGAAACTGTAATCAGATTAATAGATTTCTTCCGTAATCATGTGGAGCATAATCTTGGTGTTAAGAATCAGCTTGATCACAAGGATTGGAATATGATCACGAACTCCATCCTATCTCTTGAGGTAATGCCAAGCATGAGATCTTTGATGGCTGCTGGTCCAGCCTTGGAACGAGAGAACATAGCTGGATATAACTGCTCTTACATACCTATAGATAATCCTAAATCTTTTGATGAGATACTCTACATACTTATGAATGGTACAGGAGTAGGATTTTCTGTTGAACGACAGTACGTTAACCAACTTCCGACTATACCTGATATAGAATTTGAAAGAACAGATGACGTAATAAGCATAGCTGATTCCAAAGAAGGATGGGCCAGAGCATTAAAAGATTTAGTATCTTATCTTTATACGAATCGTATTCCCAAGATAGACGTTAGTAAGATACGTCCTGCTGGATCAAGATTAAAAACCTTTGGTGGTAGAGCCAGTGGACCACAACCATTGGTTGACTTGTTTGACTTTACCATACGTAAGTTTGAGGAGAGCAGAGGCAGGAAGTTAAGCTCTATCGAATGTCATGACATCGTATGTAAGATTGGAGAGGTTGTAGTTGTTGGTGGTGTACGTAGATCAGCTCTTATATCTTTATCTAATCTATCAGATGATCGTATGAGGTCGGCCAAGTCTGGTGCATGGCACGTAACAAATCCAGAGAGGGCTTTGGCTAATAACTCTGCCGTCTATACAGATCGTCCTGATACTGGTGTCTTCATGAATGAGTGGCAGTCTTTATACGAGAGCAAGAGTGGTGAACGTGGTATCTTCAATCGTAAGTCCGCACAAGAGAAGGCAGCACAGAATGGACGTAGGATATCTGACATCGACTTTGGAACTAATCCTTGCTCAGAAATTATACTACGACCTAATCAGTTCTGTAACTTAACAGAGGTTGTGTGCAGACCATACGATGATAAAAATACTTTGGCACGTAAAGTACGGGTAGCCACATTGCTTGGTACTATACAAGCTACTCTCACTAACTTTGGATATCTGAGAAAGAGGTGGAGAGATAACACAGAAGAGGAACGTCTACTTGGTGTGTCTCTGACAGGGATCATGGACTGCAAGCTGCTCAATAGTTCCTTCCAACGTCTGAACTACTCTGCAAAGATTCCTTACTTGGATGATACATTAAGTTATCTACGTAATACTGCTATATCTACGAATAAAAAGTGGAGTGAGAAGCTCGGTATCAATCCATCGACTGCCATCACCTGTGTCAAACCTTCTGGTACTGTATCTCAGTTGGTAGATAGTGCCAGTGGTATACATACACGACATGCTCCTTATTATATTCGTACCGTTAGAGCAGATGTTAAAGATCCTCTTACAATTTTCATGAAGGAACATGGCATTCCCAACGAACCTGACATTATGAATCCAGAGCATACCACAGTATTTTCTTTTCCCATTGGAGGAGATCCTAAATCTAAATTTAGAAATGATCTGAATGCTGTGGAGCAACTTGAAATATGGAAGACATATGCCAAAGCTTGGTGTGAACACAAGCCAAGTGTAACTGTATCTGTTAAAGAGAATGAATGGATAGAGGTGGGAGCTTGGTGCTGGAAGAACTTCGATCACTTGTCGGGTGTGTCCTTCCTTCCCTATTCAGATCACACCTATAAGCAAGCTCCTTATCAGGAGATCTCCAAAGAAGAATATGGAAAGGTTAAGAAACTGATGCCAAAGAAAGCTATTGATTGGACACAGTTAAAAGACTTTGAGAAAGAAGACAACACCACAGGATCACAGGAATTGGCCTGTACTGGTGGTGTATGTGAATTGGTGGACCTAACATGAAGGAAGGAAAGATATGGGGAACTACAACTGACCTGTTGAAAAGCCCTACAGTTGAGGTACATTTTATAGAGATCAAACCACGTACATACTGTTCCTTACATAAACATCAGACTAAGTTTAATGCTTTCTATCTGATCTCTGGTAAATTAAAGATAGAAAGATGGAAGACCTATTCCGATTTAGTAGATATTACTATCTTATATCCCGGTGATTTTACCGTAGTTCCACCGGGAGAATACCATAAGTTTAATAGTTTAAATGAGTCTAGTACGGGCTTGGAAATATATTGGAGTGAGTTAAACCACGATGATATAATAAGAAAAGGTTCAGGAGGTATAGAAGAAAGTTCTTGACATAAAACTATTTATATGAAACAATATGATTGGAATGCCATAATGGGTTCCATAATAAAGGAGAAATGATATGAGATCGACTGATTGGTATACTGCAATGTGGCCTAGATTTGCTATTGGTTATGACAGACTTCTGGATCATCTTGTAGACTTTCCATCCCCTACCAGTGGAGGTGATGGTGGTGGATATCCTCCATATGATATTGTTAAATCAGGTGAAGACATGTACTGCATAGAGATGGCTCTGGCAGGTTTCACCAAGGAGGAGATTAAGATTGAGGTTGAAGAAAATAACTTAACCGTGGAAGGAGATCTAAGTGGAAGACACGATAACTCTGACTATGTTCATAAGGGAATTGCCAGACGAGCATTCCAAAGGAAGTTCATACTCAACGACACGATAGAAGTTGAAGGGGCTGAACTAACCGATGGAGTTCTTCACATTAGCTTAAAACAGAATATCCCTGAAGAGCAGAGGCCAAAGTTAATAACAATTAATTAAGGAGACTCTATGAATACAGTCTATATTGGTTATGATCCAAAGGAAGATATGGCCTATCAAGTATTGAAGTTCTCATTGGAACGTATAGCATCGAAACCAGTGAGAGTAGTACCTATTAAAAGGGATGTAGTTAAACGTATGGGACTGTATCGTAGAGAGCATACAACGATGGACGGTCAAGCCTATGACACCATAGATGGCCGTCCATTTTCTACTGAATTTTCCTTTACCCGTTTTCTTGTACCCTTTCTAAATATGTTTGAAGGTAAAGCTCTGTTCATGGACTGTGATATGTACATGAGAACAGATGTGACTGAACTATTTGAACTTTGTGATTTAGACTATTATCCATTATGGTGTGTACATCATAAGTATGAACCTGATCGTGGAGTTAAAATGAATAACAAGGTACAGGAACCATATCGTCGAAAGAATTGGTCTAGCCTTATCATGTTTAATTGTGCTCATGATGCACATAAATCTCTGACTATAGATGATGTAAACACCAGATCAGGAAGATGGCTGCATGGTTTTGAATGGTTGCCTGATAAAGAGGCAGACATAGGAAAGATACCAGAGGATTGGAATTGGTTGGATGGACACTCAGATCCTAAA